GAGCTTGATACTTTTTACCTGAAACTAGTAATTGATCAGACTCTAAATTACCTGTAGAACCTGTGTGTGTAGCTACGCCATTAGCAATAACCCAACCAGTACCAGCAGTCCAATTATCACTAGAAACAAAACTGTTATTAGCAATTTCCTCTTCACCTAGTGGCGCTTGAATGCTATCCGACCTATACCAAGCTATTAAACCTGATTTAACTATACTTTTTAAAGCTGAAGCTCCTTTAGATAATCCAGAAGATATACCTAACATTATTCACCAAAGTAACAGATTATACCACCAGTAGAAGCTTCAGCACTTAAAGTAACACTAGTCCATCTACCGTATATAGTCATACCAGCTGGAAAAATTTGACTAGAATCTACAGCGTCAGAGCCACTACCATTAACGTTAGCAACTGCTGTTTCTATTCCTATAAAACCTGGTTCGCCAGCTTTTGGAGTAGAGGACTGTTGAGACTTATCAGACACTAAAGCTGACAAGTTAGTGTCATCTAAAAACTGTATACCAACTATAACTTTACCAGTTGGTGGGGTAAATGCTCCTGTTGTATCACAAAACCCACTACCTAGTTGACCAAAGTTGTATGAAACTTCTGTTGAATTAATTCCCATTATATATTGTTTTAAATTGTTTACTTTGCTATAAATAGAATATTACATATTAGAGTATTTTATTACCTTAAAAAAAATAGCCACCCGAAAGGATGGCTATTAATATTAAGTTACTTAGTGATTAAGCAGCTGGATTAACGTCAAGTGTAATAGCTCCGCATGAAGTTGCTAAAGGATCTATAAAAACACTATCTATATCATCAGCGACTACAAGCATTCCTTGTTTATGAGGATGAGCACTAAATAGTTCACCAAGTTTTTTAGCTAACGCAGACTCGTCACCATCAGCACACCCAACAGCTACGTTCTGTAAATTTTGTGTAGCCACACCTGGAGTTTCACCAAAGTATAAAATAACTTTATCACCATCATGAGCATCAATAAATGCAAGTTTGCTTAACGGAAATACAACAGAGTCATCTGAAGTATTTCTAAAAAATAACATTGTGTCCATTTTGTTTTGTTTTTTAATAATTAATAAATAATTGTTTGTGAGTTAAGGTTTAAAGTTTAAGGGTTGGGGTTTGTGCTTATTTAGTATTATAAGAAACGGTTATGATAACCGCTTCTCAATATTAGTATATACTTCCATACCTTCATCAGTTTTAAACCACTGTGCAAGCGCGGAGTACGGGTGTTCGTCAAACGGAACTGTCATAAGTTTTCTATCGTTAGATCCCCACATAAAGTGTCTTTGATCTGATGATAACTTTATAATGTTTAGTTCAGTTGCTTTTATTCCAAAGTTCCTTAGTTGTACATTGTCGTCATTAACTAACTCTAAGAACAAATCAGGATTTCTTTTAGCATATAATAATAAATCTCTTTTAAGTTCCTTAGAACTCATCTCAGATACCTTAGAACCAAACTCAACTCTCATTACGGCTTCAGCCATATCAATATCTAAGCTTTGAGCAGCGTTCATAGCTTCTAACTCCATCTCTATATAATCAATTTCATTAGACGCATCAAGCTGAGGTTTATTCTCATAGTATAATTTATCTCTATTTGGGTGATAAAGAGATAATAATTTCTGTAGAACTGTTTTAGATTTAGGTACAGCTAACTGACCGTTTCTAAAAATTATATGCTCCATCCTTTGATCACCAACCATCTCATCTACAAAAGGAGTTCTTTGATTGGAAGTGTTTTTTAATTCACGTTCATATCCTTTCTCCTCGTCGAAGTAATATATGTGAGCAGCTCTAATACTTTTACTAAGAGGTTTATCTACACCTTTTAATATATATAATCTGTCTTTAATTTCCCAACCATCTTCAGATATTGGGTTCTTCTTTTCTTTTCTAGTAGTTGTTTTTTTAACTTCAACTACAGGTTCTTGAACAACTTCAACAACCGGTTCTTCTACCATCGTATCTTCAACGACAGCTTTAGTTTTCTTTTTAGCCATAATATAATATAATAAAAATTAAAAAAATAAGGTGGGGCCGAAGCCCCAACCCTATACTAGTTCAATAACATAAAGTTATTTGCACCTTGAGTAACTAAACATCTTTCAGACAAGAAGTTCATAGTCATCGCATCTAAATCAGAAGTAACAGCTCCAACCGAACCAGTGGTCCAAGTTTTGAACTTTCTAGACTCTAATTGAGAAGCTCTATAACGAACGTGTAAGAAAGGACGTTTCATGTTCTTACCTAGGTTTTCATCGTAAACAGATGATACACCAGCAGGTATGATAACACCTCTGATAGCTTCACCGCCAGTAGCGTAAGTAGCATCATTGATAGCACCTCTAGTACCCATATCGTTTAGATATTTCCAGTCAGATTTGTAGAAGTCGTAAGAACCTCTTCTGAAGCCAGAAAAACCTAAGTTTAAAGCCATATCTTCGTCGTTGTCAAATACTCCGTAAGAAGTACCACCAGCTCCGTAAGAATTCATAGAAGCTAACATGTCATCAATAGCAAGTGCAGTACCTCTATTACAGAATATCATGTTCTCTTCAATAGCTCCATTCTTATCAAACTCTGCTAAGATAGCGTCAAATTCAGCTAAGTCAGTAGCAGCGTTAACACCAGTAACACCAGATGATTGGTGACCTCTAGATGTGATAGCTTTAAATAAACCTTCAGTACCAGCTAAAGCGTCAGCACCAGCATTAGTCTCAGTATCAACAGTTGTACTGTTAGAACCTGGAACAGCTTCAATACAAACCATTTCTAAGTAGTCAGTAAATCTAGCTCTTGTATCACCTTCAGCTTTCAAATACCAGTAGTAACCATTTTGACCGTCTTCACCAGAAACTTCAACCCAACCAATTTGAGCAGCATCAGATCCTGAAACCTCATACATGTCTTTAATTATAACTGGCTTGTTAGTAAACTTAGTGAATGAAGGTTTGTTAGCTACAGTTTGATTGTTAGTACCTTTACCGAAATCAGAACCAAACACTAATAATGAACAAGTGTTTTCACCATTACCGAAACCTGCACTTGCAAGAGTATCAAACTCATAAGGTAAGACAGTAACGCAATTAGAACCTGCTACAGCACCACTAGCATCAGCGGCACCATCACTAAGACCCATATTAACAGCGCTAACATAACCTCGAATAGTTTGACCGTGACCTGCTAGTAATACCATATCACCAACTCTAACACCGTGATCATCACCTTTACTGTAAGTAGTAACACCATCAATATCAGCTTCAATTTCTACTAAACCAGTTGCAGCTGTAACACATTTTGCTTTATAAGATAGATGTAATCTACCTTGTTCCGACCAAATAACTTGATCAGCCGACATTGCTTCTTCCGCACCAACTTGGCCTAAGAACCCTGAGATAGTTCGTTTACCGTAAACCTCAGCTTCTTTTTCCATTAAGTCAGGCAAGTATTGTTGAGCCCAACCGTTAGTGGCAATGTCTAAATAATTGTCAGCTAGAGTAGCTTTAACAGATGCAGCTCTAGTAGACGTTCCTGGAGTAATTGCCATAATTTTTTAATTTAAAGATTAATTATTTTCTTTTTCTAATTTTAAATTTGAAATCATCTGCACTATCACCTAACACTCTTACTTTCATTCCACCAGCGTTAACTTCTCCGTGAGACGACCTCGCCTCTGTATTAACATTCTTGGCTTCAGCAACGCTCTGCTTTATAGCATCAGCTTTACCCTGTTCATAAAAGTGTTTAGCAATGGCATCTGGATTCATTGCTGCAAATAAAGATTTATGATAACCCGCTGCGTCTTGAATACTATTATCTTCCCCAACAAACTTGTTGATGAAATTATTCAAATCACTTTGAGTGTTCTTAACCTCATCCGCGTTTTTAACATTGTACCTATACTTTTTGTCTCCAACATTAAAATCAAAACCTTTGAAATTACTATTAAAGACAGCATCTGTCCGTTGTTGAAATATTTTTGTGCTTTTTTCTGTAGCTTCTTTTTGCGCTGCAGAGTCTTCATTATATCTATTGAAAAAGTCTATCGCTTTTTGTTGTTCTTCAGTAAGCTTACTACCAGACTTTATGTCATTGTAGTATTTAGTCTTTTGATCTTCTAAATAGTTTTTAGCTTTAGCAACCTCTTCCTTTAAAGCTATCTTCTTTCTTTTAATATCTCTCTCATCATCAACTTCTTCATCAAACCCAAAAGATTCTTCTAATAAAAAGTTTCTTTCTTCAGCTGATAAATGAGGTTTTGTTTTTCTATAATATTCATCTAAAGCATCACTTGAATCTAGCTTAGATAAATCAGTGTTTAACCTAACATAGTCTTCAAGATTACCACCAGTGTCATTCATGAAATTTATTAAATCTTGAATACCTTCTGGTAATGGCTCACCTGTCGCTTGAGATTCTGCTACAGCTTCTTTTATTTCTTCATCTATAGCTTCAACTTGTTGCTGAATTTCTTCTTCAGTTACTTCTTCTAATACTGATGATTCTGCTTCTTGTACTTCTCCTTCCGGCTGTACTTCTTCTTGTTCTTGTGGGGCGTCGGTGTTTTCATCGCCTCCCACCACTCCTGCTGAGTCAGTTTCTGCTTCTTTAGTTTCATTAGTTTCTTCGGTTACTGGTGGTTTACTCAAATCTACTTTAATAACGCTATCATCTCCAGCGCTTTCAAACTTTGATTCGTCGATAGTATTCTCGACTGGTTGATCTACAGCCTCTTCAACTGTGTCTTTAACTTCTTCTTCCATAATAAAATTATATAAAATATTAAAAATTAGTAGATTAAAGGTTTTCTAACCCCGCTCCACCTGTTACTATATCATTACCTGATGATTCAAACTTTTTAATCTCTTGCCCCTTGTTTTTCATATCAGCTATTTTTTCACGTGAGGCTCTTTCACTTCCTTGTAACTGAGAGTTCAACTCAAACTCTAATTGCATTAATTCTTTTTTAACTTGAGCTTCTTGTTGTAAGTATTGAATTTTTAATTGATTCTTCGTTTGCTCTAGCTGTGCATCCGTTTGAGCTTTAGCTTGGTTCTTCTGAACTTCCATTTGAGCTGCAGCTTGCTGAGCTTGTTGATTAGCTTGTGCTTGAGCTTGAATATTTTGTTGTTGTATTTGTTGATCTCTTTCTAGCTTCTTTTTCTTTTTAACCTTAAGTAATTGGTTAGCTAACTTAACACTCCTTATTTCTCTAACATCTATAGCATCGTCTAAATCTATTAAACCTTGACTTAAAGCAACTTGAATGTTATTCTCTAGCATGGCTTTTTCTTCCTCGTCCGGCATTAATTCTATAAATATACCAAAGTCATATAAGTGCAACTCTTTCAATTCTTCAAGTGTAGCTACGTTATGAGAACCTATAGCTTTTATAAAAGCTTCTTTTGTAGGTGAGTACTCTATAATATCAGATACTCTTAATGATAAACACTCGGCTGCTTCAGCTGTTAAATAAAGCATAGACTGTAATATGTGTCTAGTAGCTGTATTACTATTAGCAGCAGCTAGCTTTTGAACTCCAACTAAAGCATTCTTATCTGGCATACTACCATCTCTAGCTTCATTAAGTCCGGTAACATCACGTATCATTTGAAGATAGTAGTTATATGTAGCTATTAATGTTTGAAGCTTATTACCACCACTACCGTTCTGTATTTGTTGAATAGGTACTTTACCTGGATTCATATCACCATCTGAAGTAAATGATCTACCAATAACAGAACCTGTTTGGAAGAACATGTTTAAAGCTTCTTGTGGATTGTAGTTTGTGCCGTTACCTAAATCTATTTCAGCTAAACCATCAGCATCTAAATAAACACCATCAGGAACCATACGGTTCATGACTTGCTGAATTTTTAAATGTGTTAGTTGTATGGTATCTGCGAACCCGGTTATTCTGCTAACTAAAGATTCTATTCTACCATCATACATTCTAGGTGCAACAATATTATAGTTCATTTTCACTTTACCAAAATCAGACTTAGACCTCATCATGTTAGAAGCCATCTGCCACTTTAGTAGTTTATCTGTGCCTAGAACTAAAACACCTTCATACATAACCTCCATGACTCTATCTAACCTAGAAAAGTTACCCTCCATATCTGCAGGTGGGTTAAATGTATCATCTTTCTTTATAATCTTCTCGGCTCCAGTACCAGTTTCTTTTATCTTGTAAACATTGTTAGCGTTGGTCTTAAAGTTAAAATACAATACAGACACTTGATTTTCTCTGTGACTACGAAGTGCTTGATGAGAACTGCTAGAGTTTTTAAGAATATCAGAAATATCTGATTCTGTTAATTCTGGAAACTCTTTTACTAACTCATTTATAGGTACTGTTTTAACCTCACCAACATAATATATATCGTCAAAATAAGGTGACTCAGTGTAGGAGTAAACTAAGTTAGCTGGATCTACATACTCAATCTTAGCACCATCACTATAATTAAAACTTGTTTTTGTAGCACCTATACCTATAGTCACTAAGTCATATAAAGCTCTACGTTTAATTAAATCGTAATTACAACCTTCCATTAAAGTGTTTATAGCTTGCTCTTCAGCTATTTCAATAGCCTGCTTATAACTAAGCTGCATATGCAGAGCTAATTCCTCCTCACTATCAGGTAGCGTTTCTTTTTCATTAGTATATATATCCATTCCAAAACCCTCCTGCACCATGTCGTTATACTCCTTAGCTCTTATATCTTCAAGCATAGACTCCATATACTCAGTTCTTCTACTCATACCACTTGGGTCTTGAGAGAAAGCGTTTATTTCATAACTCCTTTGAGACATACCGTTAACTACAATATCTACGAATTTAGATATTACAGGTACAGGTTTCCAGTCTAGGTTTAAATAGCTTAAGTCACCATTTATAGACAGTTCGTTTTTATACTTTTCTATAGACTGCTCACCTCTAGCATATAATCTTAATTTATGGAAATTATTAACATTACCAGCATATCTACCTCGTTGACCATACCCTTTACTTATAGCAGCTTCACCACCAAACCACTCTGCTTCTATGGCTCTACCTACTTTTAAACCATATTCAGGTGTCATTTTTTCCAAATCACTAACCGCTTGCGACGGAAAGTTTATAACAGACTCTGTCATACTACTTTATTATTTTAGATGATATTCCTTTGTTATTGTATCTAGATATACTTATATCTAATGGTTGTCTTTTAGTTTCAGGGTTTGGTCTATATAAATGTCTATTACAAGCCATGATAGCTAATCCAGTACTAATGGAAGCATCGTGTTTTGTTCTCTTGTTTATATTGAATTTGCTCCAATCATTAAGTGTATTATTGAAATACATAGTACCGTAAGTACCATCTTGAAGCAAACCTACGTGTTCATTGATATACATTTCAATAGCTGCAGCGTGAGCTTGTTTTATATCCTCACTAGAGTTTGGCATGCCACCAACCTCCCTTTCTGCTACAGACAATTTATTCCATATTTTATCTGGCCTGTTCATACTAAAACCCCTATAACCTCTACGTCTTAAATAGTATAGTAATCTAGGTTTATTATTCTCTGCTAGTATTGGCATACCATAAAATACTAGTGACATGAGTACATCCTCAAAAAATATTTCAGCTGTTTGTGGTCTAGCTAAGTATTCTAAAAAGAAAGTATTAGTTGGAGCGTCTTCCATACTAAACTTAGTTAAACCATGCAAAGCACCTTTGGATCCTTTACCGTCTACAGTACCTGATATATCGTAGCTATCACAACCGAATGCTCCTACGTGTTCATTGCCAGGATATTTAACACCGTTTTTGATAACAACATTATTTTGCATTGCAACATTAGGTACCCAGCTAACTTTAAATCTACCATTGGGATCTGGGTTGAATACTACTTTTGTATCTTTAACTCCATTAACCCATTGAAAATTACCAGTAGTTAACACAGAGGAGTTTCTATTACCCTCGTTGTAATCTATCTGCTCGTATATCTTTATGAGATTAAACAAAGAATTTTTTGTCTCATCTCTAAATGCATGCTCTTCTGTTCTAGGGAACTGTCTGTAGTATTCGTTTAAAGCATCTTGATCATCCTTTAAACCTTCTACTTCATTCTCCCAATAATCTACAACTCCTATATCTATTAATGCACCGTGTGGTCCTCGCCTGTCATCGTCTGGTGTATCAAAAACTGGAAGTCCGAACTCATCAATAAATCCTTCATAGTTCCACTCCATTGGGATAAACAAAGAATATAAACCAGACTTCGTCTGACCATTTCTATTTCGCTTGGTAACATCTGAATCATTGTAAAGTTTTTTAAAGTTATCACCACCTTTATCTAAAGCGTTTGATGTTGAACCCATCATACATTTACCTACTATTCTACCACCTAACCTTAAACAAGTTTTAGTTACTCTCCAGTTGTTAAGTATGTTGTCAGGTCTTTCCCACTTACCACTCTCATCGTGTACTAATAAAGAAAGCTTTTCCCCATCATAACTGTTGTCACCAGTATTCTTCCAGTCAATAGTAGTATCAAGACCTTGCATATCATCTC